AATGCGAGAACTCGAAGAAGCAGAACGAGCATGGGCAAGAACTTGAATTTGAGTGTAACGATTGTAAAGATACTGGTTCAATTATAGATCGGGTGTTTGATGATGAACTAGGTTATGAGAAAGATGTGTATCGCCCATGTCATTGCCAGGAAACTAGAAATCTAAGAAACAGATTTAAGAATGCACTAATTCCTGATGAATTTAAAAAGGCAAAATTTGATAATTATGAGATTAACTCAGAGGTGCAAGAAACTCTTTATCAAGCTATCTTGGATTACTTGCGAAACATACAAGAAATCATTGAAGAGAAGCAAGAGCAGAATAGCATAGGATTTATCGCAACGATGGGTGAAGCAAGGATAAGGAGCCTTGCACCAGAACATAGATCAAGAGCAAAAGCAGAACATAATAGTTATGGATTAGGAAAAACACATTTACAGATTGCAGCTGCACGGTGGATTATGCAAAAGGTAAAGGTTCGAGATCAGATCGAAATGAATGTGAAGTCAAGAAACAATATGCTCGAAACACGTTCACGGTTCAAAAGAGGTTGCAGAGTGCTGTGTGTTTCAGATGCCACATTTATGGATGATCTTATCAATGCTAAAAGAATGAGTGATGACAGCCATACATTCAACAAGTTGATGTTAGGTGCATTAAAAGTTGATGTGCTGTTGTGGGATGACTTAGGAAAATCTAAATGGTCGGAAGCGAAAGAATCACTCTATTACCAGATTATAAATGAACGGTATCGCAATAATAAGCCAATTATATTTAGTTCCAATTAGGATGAAGGAACATTGAGCGAAAAGATCGGTTATGCAGCATTTAGTAGATTGTCTGGCATGTGTGGAGATCGATTATTCAAAGTGGAAGGTACCGACTATCGATTAAGAAAGCAGTGATTACCGAAGAAAAGACTTATAGGAGGGATCAGGTTGGAAGTCAGATTATATAAATTAGGTCTATCACTAAAAAATAGAGAGCAAGAAATGGAACTAATAGCTAACTTAGAAAACATCAAAATGTACGAGGATTTAGAATTTGGTGGATTTATCGTCATAGATGGAAAAAGTTACAGACACTGCATGTATAACGTTAAAAAAGATATATTGTGTGTCGAACCAACAGAATTAGATGAAGATCCAGATGATGTAGACGACTGCAGCGAATTCACTTGTCCTTATTGCGGTTATAAAGATCAAGATGCTTTTGAACTTAGTGATAATGGAACAACGGAATGTTCATCTTGTGGATCGAATTTAGAGTATGAAAGGACATACACCATCGAATACAATGTGCGACCAGTTAAATGTGCACCAATTACAAGAGTTTAATTCTTAGGAGGGATAGCGATGGGAAGCAACGGAGCTTGTGCCACTTGCGGCAGAAAGCTAATCGATAAGAAAAGCATGGAACGAGGTTTTGGGCCTGTCTGTTATGAAAAATATTTGAAAGCGAAGCAGCAAGAGGATTTTGAAAGAAATCAAATTACGGTGTATGAAGCGCTGGGGGAGTGATTAAGGTGAGCAAGAAGTTAAAACGATGTGAGTCTTGCAATGATCCAATCAATTGGGATGACACAGTAATCCTTGTTGAAGATGATGTATATCACAAAGATTGCGTAGAACTTTATCCGACTGGATATTTTGCAATGATAGATGGTGAGCCAATAGGAGAAACGGAGAATGACAATGGCGGTGTAGCGTGGGAATACTTTGATGATCACGAACTGGAGGGATTAGATGAATAGACCAATTAAGTTTCGTGGGTATGCAGTGGAAGAAATGGTTGGTAGTCAGTGGTTGTACGGTACTGGAATTAATCAAATAGAATCTTCAGAAGAATATGCGAAAGAAATAGGTAAGAAACATCAATATTACTTATTTACAGAATCAGGTTGGATCGAGGTCTATGGAGAATCAATCGGTCAATATGCAGGCCTAAAAGACAAGAACGGAACAGAGATTTATGAAGGGGATATTGTAGAATATAAAGATTTTAGTGGAGGAGCTTATCTTTTTGGTAAACAACCACTAGACAGGGATGTTGTTAAGTGGAATAAGGATACAGGCGGATATAAAGTTAGGGGTCAAGGTTACACCTTTAATACTAAAAAGATGGAAGTCATCGGTAATATACATCAAAATCCTGAGTTATTGGAGGAATCGGAATGATACCAGTAATAGCATTTAAAAACAAAGCAAAGGAAGATCGTTACTTAGCAAATGGACCAGATGCAGGTGATTGGGATGATGAAGAATTAGATGTACACATTGATGATATACAGAATGCATTTCTAATTTGGAGAATCGATAAGACAAAACCAACTCAAGAGGATTTGGAAAACATCATCAAGGAATCAAGAGAGCATAAGCAGAACATGATTGAAAGATTTGGGGATGCTTCACTAATTAGTTATGACGTAGAAAAATGGCTGGAAGATTATGAGGCTGCATGGATAGAAATCACGAAAGAACAACTCGAAGCAAGTAAGGAGTGGAATTAATGTTCTGGAGTCCGCCGAAGCCAAAACCAGATACAAGCAGCATGGGAGATAGAGCAGTGCCAAACGCACAGGAAACATTGCAGATGCTTTATAAGAGTGATAAGGGAGGAAAAAACATGAGAACAACAGGAAACCCTTTGACGTTAAATCCTAAAAAAGATTGGGTGTTTTGTTTAGAAAATCTTGAATTAGCTTTTGAAAAAGATGTGCTGGAACGTATCACTGATGATTGGAATAGTGGAGTGGATATCAACACTATTGCTAAGCGAGAAAGACGGTTAGAGGATGAAATCTTTTTAGCATTATACCATCAAGCAAGACTTGGCAAGATAACAAAACCTTTTGCTTTTAAACCAGGGAGTAAGGCAAATGGAAAAGTTTCATGAGTGGCGAGCAATAGCAAAAGAAAACGGAATTTATGATGGATTATACAGGAGCAGAGTCAGACAAGGATGGGATATGGAAGATGCGGCAACTCTGCCAAAAGGGGCTAAGAATCCTAACTTAATAAAGTGCGAAAGAGATGTAGCTATTTATAAAGGTGATCAATTTATTGTCTGGGGAAAAGTATCAGAAGTGGCAGTAACTTTGAATAAGACAAATCGAGAAATAAAGCAACTATGTACGCAAAGTATAAGAAAAAGAGCAGAAGGGCGCGGTAACGAATTGTACGGCATTTACATTGAAGATGATGAGGAAGTGGTTGGATGAATAAAGAGGAATTCAGCATATGATCTTAAGGCAACAAAAGAAAAGAAGAACCAAAAGCAAGTACGGTAATCGCAAAACAAAAGTGGACGGCCATACTTTTGATAGTAAGTTAGAAGCGAAATATTACGGTGAATTGCTGCTCAGAAAGAAAGCAGGAGAAATTAAAAGTTTTAAGCTGCAGCCAAGATATGAATTGCAACCAACATACAAGAAAGATAACAAGACTGTTAGAAAAATAGAATATGTTGCTGATTTTCTAATAGAGTACGCTGACGGGTCGATAGAGGTAGTAGACATAAAAGGGCACATAACGAAGGAATTTGCTCTCAAGCGGAAGATATTTGAGTTTCAGCACGATTTAAAGTTGAGTGTGCTGGCATGGGATAAATGGAAAGGATGGTATGAAGTCTAATGGAAAATAAACAGACACAGACATTAAAAACTTTTGAGATCAATTCAACAAAAGATCAGGTCATTGTGGTGAAGGATGGAAAAGCAGCTATATTTCAACCTCAAACAGGGCATGGCACAATAAATGTGGAGTTTCGAGGTGGAAGAATAAAGGATTTTAAACCACAAACTACTTACACACACGTTGATAATGAACAATTGAATTAACTTCTACCTGCAGGAGCAGGCGAAGGGCATTAACGAAGCGGGGGCGTTTTCGTTAGTGTCCTTTTTTTATTATAAGGGGTGCTATATATGGATAACTGGGCAGATGCATTGATCATTCAGTATGAAGAAGGGCGCAGAGAATTAAGGGATATGGCGGAAAGGCTATGTTATACTGAAGATGATATATGGGATAGAAAACAATACAATAGCATGATCAGATCCATGTCCGAAGCGATAGAATGGCTCAAGACCGGAAGAGAACCTGGGGATATGCATGGAGCAGACAAACAGAATATTTACCAACATACATTAGTGAAGGATATGGATATTTTTCAGTCACTTGACATATTTCCAGAAGAAAAGAAACTAAGCGAAGAACAAAAGAGATTTTTGGTTCGAGAAATATCCAGACTATCAACAAGGGAAAGACAATGCTTCTTGCTAGCTAAAGGGTACCAATGGACACATGAAGAGATAGCAGAAGAATTAAATATAAGTATAAATACTGTAAAATCTAGCATAAGAAGAGCGAAAGAAAAATTCAGAAGGGATGAGTATGTTGCTTGATGAATCATGGAGACCAATAGAAGGATATAATGGTAAGTATGAAGTTAGTTGTTATGGAGAAGTAAGAGGATATAAAGAGTCTATACACGCAGGTCATGTGTTGTGGGAACAATTCACAGTTCCAGAACAGATTAATATAAAAAATAAATCGGCTTCGGTGAAATTGCATAAAGACGGCATAGAAAAGAGTGTCTATGTTCATAGGTTAGTAGCGCAAGCATTTATTCCTAATCCATTAGCAAAGGCTGAAGTGAATCACAAAGACGGGAATAGGTTAAATAATGAATCAATTAATCTTGAGTGGGTGACAAGAAAAGAGAACATGGATCACGCATTTGATAATGATTTAATAGATGCGCATAAAGTAATTTTGGTCGATAAACAAGATGGCAAAAAGTATTACTTCAGAAGCAAGAGGGAAGCTAGTGGATTTTTAGGGAAATATAATAATTACATTTCCGACAAAATTAAAAATAAAAAGACAGAAATAGATGGTTACTTCATTTTGACACCTAAATGACACCTAAAACTATTGTTTAGTGAAGGGGTATAAGAGCACATAATAAGGGGAGAACGTATTCTTTTATTAGACCTTCGGTCTAAAATATATGCACGTTATATATTAAATACTCTATATAGAATGATGAATATTGCAGGATTTAACTTCTTCTTGTCGAATTTAAGTAGACGAGGAGGTGTTATTTTTGCATAGAGCTAATAAGGTAGTAATTATTGAGGGAATAGACGCTGATATGCTAGAACAAGAAGTGAACAAGTATCTAAGCAAAAATAGAAATTTAGAGGTAGTAGACATTAAGTATGTCGTTTATGACGCTGATGTAAGCCCGGAATTTATTGAAGATGTCGGGAAAGACAAAGAAGTTCGATATTCAGCTATGTTGATAATAGGGGAAGAAGTTTAAAAAGAATCAAGCATCCTTTAGGGTGCTTTTTTTATTGCAGGATATTCCATTTTTTTGTCGAATATAGTAGGCGGAAGGGAGGAACTAAAATATATGAATAATATATTAGAAATTTTCTTGTCAACTGTAGTGTCAACTGCAATATTAACTTTTATTATCCAACTAATCATCAAGAATAGTCTAAATCACGTATTTGATAAGAAACTAGAGAAATTTAAAACGGACTTAAATTTGATAATTGAACAAGAAAAGTATCATTACCAAAGAAGGTTTCATGACTTCTCACTATATTCAAATAGGAGACATGAGATTTATCCAAAGTATTTTTCAATGTTAGTTAAAGCCCAATCAAGAATTACAGCTATTATAGTGGAAAACCCAGATTTCACTAAGACAACTGAAAAGAATATTAGAAGAATTTTTAGTGAGGGTGACATTGAAAAATTTAAAATTGAGGATGCTATTCAATTGTGGAAAAAAGACATACGTGCAGGATCAGAAGAACTAAGCAAGCTATATACAAAAATTAGTTTCCTTGAAACAGAGAAAATGTTTATTGAGTCGCATAATTATTTATTGTTGTCTGAATTATACTTCTCGGAAAAAACATACTTTAAGGCAAAAGAAATTGATACAATGTTAAATAAAATATTGATAGATAGAAAGATGATAATTTTTGATGGAATTAGGGAAAAAGAGATAAGACAAGATATATCGAAAACAAGAGATAGCATTAATCAAGAAATTCTAGTGTTAAAGAAACTTCTGAAGGAAGATTTAGTACATATAGAAGAGATTTAACAATGATATTTTATAAAATAAGTGCCCAATTACGGGTGCTTTTTTTATTGGTCCATGATTACAGAGCAAAATGATAGGAGCAAATGATAGTTCCTGCTCTGTAATGATTGATTAAGGAAATTGAGGTTTAGGGGGTAGGTGACTATGTAATGAATTGGAATGCAATAAAAACTGAATACGAAACTACCAAAATCACATTGAAGGCACTAGCTGAGAAGCATGATGTTAAGCTGGGAACATTAAAAAGCAGGAAAAGTAGAGAAAAGTGGTCGAGAGATGCACCGAAAAAGGATGCAACCAAAACAAAAAAGGTTGCAACCCCAAAAGAGAAAGTTGCAACTAAGAAAACACAAAAAAATAGAAGTGGTAATCCTAACCCTAAAAACCAATTTACAAAACGGAACAGTGCAGCAGTTACTCATGGTCTATTCGCTAAATACTTACCAGAAGAAACAATGGAGATAATGAACGATGTAAATAGCATGTCTCCAATAGATATCCTCTGGATGAATATACAAATGCAGTTTGCTTCTATCATTCGAGCACAACAGATTATGTTTGTTGATGATAAATATGACATGACGAAAGAAGTCAAAAAAAGAGAAACTGCTACAAGTGAAGCAATGGAAATAGAAAAGGAAGAATGGGAGATTCAATTCGCTTGGGATAAACAAGCTACTTTCATGAATTCACTAAGTAGATCCATGGCTGAATTAAGAAGCATGCTTAAACAGTTTGTAGAAATGGCAGATTATGATGATTATAGATTGCTGGAGATACAGAAAATGCAATTAACCATAGATAAGACCAAAGCTGAAATCACCAAGATCAAAGGTGAAGATGACATCGAATATGAAGACGACGGGTTTATGGAAGCATTAGGCGGTACAGCAGAGGAAGTGTGGGGCGATGAGTAAGAAAAAACCTGCACTATTTTCATTTAAGCCATTCTCTAGGAAGCAGAAAAAGGTGCTTACCTGGTGGCATAGGAAATCACCAGTTAATGATAAAGATGGCATCATATGTGATGGTTCTGTTCGTGCTGGGAAAACTGTTGTAATGTCCTTATCTTTTATAATGTGGGCCATGGAGACATTCAGTGATGAGAACTTAGGTATGGCTGGTAAAACAATCGGTTCCTTCCGTCGTAATGTGGTCACACCTTTAAAAAGGATGCTCAAGTCCAGAGGGTATAAGGTCAAAGATAAACGAGCAGAGAATTATCTTGAAGTCACAAAAAATGGTGTAACAAACTATTTTTATATATTTGGCGGTAAAGATGAAGGGTCACAGGATCTTATCCAAGGTATTACGCTAGCTGGCATGTTCTTTGATGAAGTGGCCTTAATGCCACAGTCATTTGTTAGCCAAGCAGAAGCACGTTGTTCTGTGGAAGGTTCAAAGTTTTGGTATAACTGTAACCCGGAATCACCTTATCATTGGTTTAAAGAGGAATATTTAGAGAAGTTGGAAGAAAAGAATTTAATCCATTTGCATTTTACGATGGAAGACAACCCTTCTTTATCCAAACGTATAATAGAACGTTATAAGCGTATGTTCTCAGGTGTTTTCTACCAACGATATGTTTTAGGTCTATGGGTGATAGCTGAAGGCGTTATTTACGATATGTTTAGTGCAGAGAAGCATAGTATCAAACCAGTTGAAAGAAGATACCAAAAATATTATGTATCTGCCGATTATGGTACACACAATCCTATGGCCTTGGGATTGTGGGGGAAGCTGCATGATAAGTGGTACAAGTTGAAAGAATATCATTATGATGGAAGATCAACAGGGAAACAGAAAACGGATAGTGAATATCTGATTGATTTCAAGGAATTTATCGAAGGATATGATATTAAAGGGGTTGTGATTGATCCCAGTGCATCATCTTTCATTACATTACTGAAAAAAGAGGGTTATCGAGTAATTGAAGCAAAGAATGATGTGTTAGAAGGAATAAGAAATGTTGCGTCAGCCTTAAACGATGGGCTGATTTTTTATTATGACATTTGCAAGGAAACATTCAGAGAATATTCCTCTTATACATGGGATGAAAAGGCGGTTATGCGTGGTGAAGATAAACCAATTAAAGCAAATGATCACCATATGGATGCAGACCGTTACTTCGTTAATACCATTGTATTTGGTCCACAATCAAGCATATTAGAACGCTACAAGAATTGGAGGTGATCATTCATGGTAAAAGCAAACGTAGTTACAAGGCATGACTTTTTAAGCGGTCATGGAAAAGCAAATCAAAAAGATTCTTTAACCAGGCAAACAGTTAGTGCAAGAAGAAGGTTAGCATTGACTGATTTAAAAGAGTTATATGCTGGCAATCGATTAGTACAAAACATTGTAGATATACCAGCTGAGGATATGACAAGAAACTGGTTCACATTAAAATTGGATGATGACGATCTAAGACAAGCATTAGAGGATAAAATACGCGATCTGAATGCTAAACAGGCCTTTAAGAGCATGTTGGCTTACGAGAGATTGTATGGTGATGGATTTGTGTCTATCGGAACGAAAGAAACACGAAATTGGGATCTAAAAGATGAATTAAATCCTAATAGAATTAAATCTATCGATTACTTACATCCATTTTCAAGATTAAAAGTGTCTAATTTTATTACCAATGAAGATGTATTCAGTACACGATATGGCGATGTGGAATATTTCGATATCATGAGACGTAATAACTCTGGCATTGTCGATCATAATGGGCAAATATTCGGGCAAACCAAGGTACATCATAGCAGACTATTTCATCACGTTACCAGAAGGCTAGAAGATGAATATGAAGGCCAATCAATTATGGAGCCATTATTTGATACGTATACCATCTTCGATTCAACTAAATGGAGTGTTGGTCAGATACTTTATGATCTGACGTTTAAGAAATTGAAATCTCCAGGTGTAGATCAATGGAGCCGAGAAGAAAAACTTGCTGCACAAATGGAATTAGACTTTGCATTCCGAACAGAAGCATTAGCTTTATTAGGTGTAGAAGAGGATTTAACGAAAGAGTCTACCAACGTTTCTGGTGTAAAAGATCTGATTGACTTCGTGTGGGAAGTGTTATCTGGTGAATTAAGAATGCCTAAATCCATTATTAAAGGGCAAGAAGCTGGAACGATTACTGGTGCTCAGTACGATGTCATTAATTACTACAATCGCATAGAAGCGCAGCAGGAAAATGAATTGAAGCCACATCTTGAGCGGTTGATTAGGCTGCTTATGCAAAGTGAGGAATTTGGGCGATTAGATCCTGCTTCTATTGATTGGGAATTAACCTTTAATCCACTGTGGTCCGTTGATAAAAAGACAGATGCCGAAATTAATAAAATTGAAGCTGAAACGGATGCGATTTATATTGATCGTGGTGTTGCTTCACCAGATGAAGTAAGGCAGCACCGTATTGGTGATCATGGCATGAGTGATTTAGATTTAACTAATGACGAAATGGATGATGGTATTAACTTTGTTCGTGATCAGAAAAAGAAACCATGGTGGAAAAAGATGATGAATAAAGAATAAGAGGTGATTGTCATGACGAAACCGCCAAAGACGATATTTCCAAATCATTTCACCAGACAATGGTACCAACAAGTAAGTAAGTTGATTGAGCAAGATCGTAAAGCTAATTACAAAGCGTGGTCTGAGGAAATAATGCCACTTATTCATGAATACAGAAGAATCATAGGGGATAGCACCAATTTTACTTATGATAGTCCACTAGATGAGATAATGATAATCCTTGAAAGGCTTAGACAAAGGGCAGAAAACTCTATATTTACTAATGCTTTATTAACAGCAATAGCTGATCAGTTTGTCAAAGGAATCAATCGACATGAAAAAGCGAATCTCAAGAGGCAGATAAATTCTGTTAGGGGTGTTGATCCAATTGCAAGAGAATCATGGCTAGAAGGTTTTATGAAAACAGCCATTAAAGATAACGTGAATTGGATTAAATCTATCGCAAGAGATCAACACGATAAAGTTGAAACAATTGTGATGCAAGGTGTAAGACGTGGCCAATCGATTAATGAAATGGCGAAGGAAATAAGGGAAGTATCGAAGGTTAGCAAGAAAAGAGCAAGTTTCATAGCACGTGACCAAACAGGCTCTATATTGGGTGATTTAACGAAAACCAGGCAGCAACAACTAGGATTAAAAAAATTCAGATGGTCCACAAGTGGAGATAACCGTGTTCGTGATGAACATGCCGATTTAGATGGCAAGGTATTCACATGGAAAGATGGTGCTAATGGTCTTTATCCTGGTACAGATTATGGCTGTCGCTGTGTTGCTGAACCAATAGAAGATGAATTAATGGACATTCAATGATTAATCAAGTCGCTCATATGGGTGGCTTATTTTATTTTGCTTCGGAAGGAGGTGAACATTTGAAAATTCAGCGCTATGACAAAGCAATGGTATTAGATTCATATCGTGATGATGCTGGTTACTTAACAGTTACTGCATCAATCACTAAACCGGGTGTATATCCGTACCAACGTGCAGATGGATCTGTACAGTACGAATTAAAGCATCCAGATGACATATTTAGTGATCGGGTCATTAAAGGAATTAGAGCAAAGCCAATTACAGATGGCCACCCCAGCGAAAAAGTGAACGTGGGCAACATGAGTCGTTATGGTAAAGGTATGAGTCACACCGATTCTAGGGTTGAAGGTAATGCTGTTGTAGTGACGATTACTGTTTATGATCAACAACTGATTGATCAAATCGAAAGTGGAGATAAAAAAGAAATCAGTCTAGGTTTTGAGACTGAACTAATAGCTGATGAAGGAACGTATAACGGTCAAGCGTATACGTATCGACAAACGGACATTAATCCTAACCATATTGCGGTTGTGGAACGTGGTCGAGTTGGTCCCGAAGCTAGTATACGGAATGATTCAGATGCTTGGCAAATTGATACTCAAAAAAATGAAGGAGGGCAAAAGAAAATGCCAACAATTAAATTAGATGGAAAAGAATTTGAAGTGGACAGCGCAATTAAGCAACGCATGGATGCATTGGAAACAAAAGCACAAAGGTTAGATGACAAGGAGAAGGAAATTCAAAAACTTCAAGGGAAGCATGATGCTCTTGAAGGACAGGTGGGCACTTTGGAAAAACAATTAGAAGAAGCGCAAGAAAAAGAGGTAGATCAAGAAGCGATTGATGCTGCTATTGAAGAAAAATTGGAACTTGTAGGTGATTCTAAACAATTCTTAGGTGATTCTTTTGACTTCAAAGGTAAAACACCCCGAGAAATTAAAGAGTCTGTTATCAAGTCTGTTAATCCCGAATTTAAAAGTGATGAAAAGTCTGACGAATACATCGATGCTTTTTATGATGCAACAGTTAGCCGTGTGAAAGCAGATGGATTTACATCAACAGGACAGAATAACATGCGTTTCCATGGCGATGCTTCTGCAGCAAATAAAAAGGCACAGGATGACAAACGTAAAGAGCGATTAAATATGAAAAACAGAAAGAAAGGTGATCAATAATGCCAGGAATTACAGTTTATCCTCAATACATGGAAGAATCTATTGGAAAAGGTCGTCTAGCAGAGTACCCTGAAACACGCGCAGATAGTGGAGCAGCTGCAGAATCTATTAACTGGGGTGTCGGTGTAGAATACTCCGGTGATGAGCAAGTAGTGACATATGCAGGAGGTACGTTCCGAGGTATTGCATTAGCACAAACGTTTGGAGAATATCGTGTGAACAATATCAGTGATGATATCGAAGGGGCATATGAGCAATATGATGCTGTTTCTTTCTTACGCAAAGGTATCGTATGGGTGGAAGTAGAGGAAGAAGTATCAAAAGGTGATGCAGCAGTGTGTGATAGTGCGACTGGTAATTTCCGAGCAGAAGGAACAGAAGCAACTACTATCTCTGGTGTTGTTGGGGAATTTAAATCATCTGCAGTAGCTGGGGAACTAGCAAAATTAGAAATCAATTTACCATAATAAGAAAATAGGAGAGTGATAGCCATGCCACAAGTTAATTTTCAATATAGAGACTTAGAAGCAATTGACAATACATTATACGAACCAAAATATGAAGAACTAACAGCACGACAAATCTTAGATGTAAAATCAGACGTGGATCCAGGAGCAGAAACGTATTCTTACAGTGTAATGACTCGTTCTGGTGCTGCTAAAATTATGGGTAATCTATCTGATGATATCCCATTAGTAGATGTAGATATGCGTAGAGTATTTCAACGCATTTATAGTATTGTTACCGGATTCCGTTATTCAGTTCAGGAGTTGCGTAATGCTCAGATGGCAAATGTGCCATTAGAAACGACAAAAGCAGGCGTTGCCCGTCGTGTAATTGCAGAGAAAGAAAATAAAATCACTTGGATTGGCGATGCAGTGCACAATATCCAAGGCTTAGCAAATGCTGAAGGTATTCAAACTGTTGCTGTTGAACAAGGTGCATCTGCGAGTGCTAGATGGGAAGATAAAACTGGTAAAGAAATCGTTGCAGACATTCGTTCATTACGTGCAAAAGTGGAAAAGTTACCAGGTCATACTGTTGATACTTTAGTATTACCACCAGATCAATATGAATTACTAGAAGAACCATACAACGAATACAACAATGGTACGATTCGTAATTACATTCAAAATCAAAACTGGTTTCAATCCATCGTTCGTGCACCAGAATTAGCAGGTGCTGGTGAAGGCAAAACAGATGCAATGCTTGTTTTAGATTCATCCCGAGAAGTGGTTGAATTACTAGTACCTATGGATATTACACGCCATGATCCAGAATGGGCCTTTCCTAATTACAAATTTGCAGTAGAAGAACGTTGTGGTGGTACCATTATTCGTTATCCAATGGCTATTGCGAGAGGGGATGGTATTTAATGTTAGTTCATAACAAAGGGAAATATGTCCGTCACCGTAAAAATGTCGCTATTATTCCTGGGGTAAATGATATCAGTGAGAGGGATTGGGATACTTTTAAATCCCATCCTCTCAATAAAACACTGGTAGACAAAGGAGAAATCGTTGTTGTTAAGAACGAGGAAGATCAAGAAGGAGCAGGCGGTAAAATTACTGATCTGAATGCATCACAAGCGATTGAATTAGTGCAAGACACATTCTCTATCCAAGTTTTAGAAGCACTGAAAGAGGATGAAGACCGAAAGACAGTAATTGATGCTATCGATAAGCAGATTAAAGTCATCCGAGAAGGCGAAAGTGACAATGAAGAATAAGGGTGGTAATCGCTATGCCTTTAACAGATAAAGTGAGAGTAAGGGCCATTGCTCATCATTTAAAAAGAATGGCTGACGAGGACTTAGATGTTGTTATTGAGGATGCGGAAGCAGAAGTTGCAAAGCTCTCTGTCAAAAGTGAAGATAGAGAGCGCCTTGTTAGGTATCTTGCTGCACATATGGCGACGCTGAATTATAGACGAGCAACCAGCCAATCCTTAACGGACATGAGCGAAAGTTATAATGCACCACAAGGCGATGGATTGAGCAGCACCGAGTATGGGCAAGAATATATGCGCCTTGAGAAGAAGGCGCTTGGTCCCGGTGGTTTAGGTTTGGTGGTCATTTAATGGCATTGCAAATCAAAGACGACAACAATATTCCTCAGCTAGTGAAGATCATTCATGAAATGAAGAGTAAACAGGTCGAAATCGGAGTGTTTGGTGATGATGACGAGCACATGGTAATGGTTGCTAGTGTGAATGAGTTTGGAATGGACATTAAGCCTAAGAAGTCTAAATATTTAACGATACCTGCTAACAAGAAAGCAAAAGGTAAAAGTGCTGGTGATTTCAATAACTTATTCTTTATCGAGACGGAAAATGGAAATGGTCTGCTAGCGAAAGAAAAAGGAAAAGATCAGATCGAGGTGTATTTTGTTCTGGTTAAATCCGTAACTATTCCAGAGCGTTCATTTATCCGTTCCACTTATGATGAAGAAGAAAACAAGTTAGTGCGACTGGCGGATAGACTATTAGTGCAAGTATTGGAAGGTAATCTAACTGTTGAGAATTATTACGGTAGAATAGGCGAATATTTAATTAGTAAAATTCAAGCAACCATGAAAAATATGTCATCACCACCAAACAGCGGGGCAACATCTGAAGCAAAAGGAAGTTCTAATCCTTTGATCGATACAGGAAGACTAAGACAGTCGATCACATGGAGGGTTACGAATGTATAATTTTGATTTGATTATTGATAAGTATAGTTTACCTTTCATAGCTATCATTGAAACAGATGGTGGATGGAAGGATGGGCATTATGTGGAACCATCTAAGCAACCAGTAGAACACAGGGGCGCAATCCTGCCATTAAGTGATGAAGACAGACGCTTTGATGATGGTGGTACTTTTACATTCGAAGATAAGAAAATCATCACACAAGCCAATTTAAGCAAAGGCACGCATGTGCAAACATTAGATGATGAAGGTGAGCCGATTGAAGAATATGAGATTATCAATAAACGGCCATATAAACCTTATAGCAATTTTTATGTGTATCAGTGCAAGCAGGTGAATTTAAATGATCAGACACAGTGAAATAAGTGAATTTATAAGGTCCCACTTATGGGATGATCATGAAATCTATTTTACCGATGTGGAATCTGTCAAAGAGAAGCCACCATACCCATTCGTCAGTCATAAATTCACATCACCATATATTGAACAAGCACATGGTCCAAATATCGCATTTGATGGCGCTAAGGAGATAGAAACACACACCACACAACCGACAATGACCATATCCTTTACTGTTTATTCAACAGATAGGGATGAATGTTTAGACGCAGCTATTTCCTTTCGGAATTGGGTGTCTTTTTTGTTGCCCAGATATTTGGAAGATGAGCGCTTAGATGTAGTGATAGTGAATGTGGAGCAAGTGCAGGACAGAACAGTGTTTATCGAAACAGAATACGAGTTCAGACATGGATTCGATGTCATGTTACGTACAACAAACAGTATTCAGAGACAAACAGATCGTATTGATTATGTGGAAATAAATGATCGAGTGATAAGTATTAAAGGAGAGTGAGATAATGTCCACGATTAGAGATGTGCAAGTCATAATCACAAGGGAAACACAGCAGATCACACAAGCTGGATTTGGTCGCCCGTTAATTCTTGCAACAAGCACAGACAAGCCATACACGTTGTATCGCACATTAGATGCTGTAGCAGAAGATTATGGAGAAAATACAGAAGCGTACAGAATGGCAAATCGTATATTTGCGCAAACACCAAGGCCTGTCGATATCGCTATTTTGGGTGTCACGTATGATGCGGCTACAGGTGATCCAACAACATTAACAGCAGCATTAAATGATAATGAAGGTGATTTCTATTTCTTGTTATGTGAGGAACAAGGGATTGAGGAAATTACTGCACTATCAACTTGGATAGAAGCTCAGAAAAAATTATATTTCGTATCAACAGATGATCCTACCTTACAAGATCAATTTGAAGGTTATCGAACTATCCCTATGTACCATAAGGATCCATTAAGCTATCCTGCTGAGGGTTGGGTAGGTAGATGTGCACCAACTGATCCGGGTTCTATCACATGGAAATTCAAAACAATCAACGGTGTTGTAGCAAGTGGTGCAAGTGAAACGGAAATCAGCACGATCAAAGAAGGTGGCGGTAATACCTACATTGAACAAGGTGGTGTGTTAATGACGTATGACGGACGTACTACAAGTGGTGAATGGATTGATGTCATGCGTTCTATTGACTTCTTAGAAATGAGAATTCAAGAATCTGTATTCGGTATCTTGGTTAGAAATGAAAAGATTCCTTTCACTAATAACGGGATTGCGCAAATCATCACTGGTGTTGAATCACCATTAAAGCAGGGTTATTTACAAGGTATGATTGCTGATGATGCAGACGGCGTACCTTTATATAGTGTATCAGCACCAACAAGAAGTGAAGTGTCTGCTAATGATAGGGCGAATCGCATTTTGCCAGATGTTAACTTTACTGCAGAAATAGCTGGTGCAGTACATGAAACAAGAATCAATGGAGTTGTACAAGTATAAGCGCATTAGAGCGTTTTTTTATTTTAATTATAGGGGGTAGAGAATATGGTTAGAACCTATGCCGCAGAAAATTGTACGTTAGTATTTGGTGGTGTCTACATTACCGGTTTCGGCGATGGAACTTACATCACAGCAGAAAAACAAGAGGATAGCTTTACTACTCACGTTAGTGCACAAGGCGAAATCAGCACTGCTGAAACACATAATACCTTAGGAACCATCACAGCAACACTTGCGCAAACATCACCATCATTAAAATATTTAACAGATGCACATAACCGCAAAGCAGTTGAGCCTTGTTATGTTATTGATTCAAACACAGGTGAACAAATTGGCGGTAGTGAAGCGAGAATCATTAATCCTGGCAGTCGTTCCTTTGGTGGAGAAATCGAAACAAGAGAAATTGCAATTACAGTATTTGATTACGAAGTGAAATAAGGGAGGAATTTATAATGTCAAATCAACCACGACAAAAACAATATAAATCAGAAAATGGGAAAGAGTATACATTTCAGCATCCAGGTGTTTTAAATTGGGTACGAAACAAGGACAAAATGAGAGAAAAAGATGGCAAGCCAAATGAAGAAAATTTACAAAAATATGTAATGGAAAACGTCATCGTGCAGCCGAAAGTGAGTTGGGATTATTGGGATGAACATCTCGAGGATTATGAAGAAGTGATGCAAGAAGCCACTACCTTTCTTAGAGGGCTCAAACTCAAGTAAAAGTCATGATCAGCAGAAAGCCTATTATTATAAGCGCGCGAAAGATCGCATGTGGTTTTGGAAACCAATACTAGCTGATAATGGTGTGACAATTGATATTACTACTTTAACGAATGATGAAGTTATGGAGCTCAATCACGCTATGGAAATTTATGCTGAAATGGTGGAGCGAGAAAGACAAAAGAAAAAGAATCAAAAGGCATCCAAATAAGGGTGTCTTTTTTATTTACCTCTTGGAAAGGAGGTTATTTTATTGTTAAGAGATTTAGCCGTTGGTATTAGTTTCGATGTGGACAATGGAGGGTTACGTAAGGCTGATAGCATGACCGATTCACTTGTTGATTCAATCGGATTTTTAGATGAGGATTTGAAAGATGTATCAAAATCAGCAGATAAATTAGGTGATGAATTTTCCGATTCGTTTTCTGGTGCAGAATCAAGCATGGATGACTTAATGGATGATATGAAAAAAACGGACAAAAAAATGGATGATCTAGGAGATTCCATGGATGATGCAGGCAAAAAAGGAAAAATAGGATTTGGAGCAATCGCAGGCGCAGCTGCCGCATCTATTGGAGCCATCGCAAGCGCAGGGGCAGCGATAGGTGGATTAGTGGCACATGCAACAAATGCAGCAAGTGAAATAAATCAATACGCACAAGTAACTGGTATGAGCACCGAAGCTTTTCAAGAATGGGATCATGTTATGAAAACATTCGGTCATTCTGGAGAAGCAGCAGCGGGAGATATGGCCATGTTAGCTGAGAGAGCTGTTGAAGCCGCAAGTGGTACTGGTGAGGGTGCAGAAATGTTTGATCAACTAGGAGTGTCTGTTTTAGATGCATCTGGTGAATTAAAATCACAAGGGCAATTATTTGATGAAGTTATTGCTGGATTGCAAGGCATGGAGAACCAAACAGAAAGAAACGCATTAGCAACTGCGCTATTAAGCACAACGGGGGAAGAGTTAGCGCCTGTGCTTAATATGACAGCAGAAGAATTAGAGAACATGAAAAATAGCGCGAATGTCATTGATGATGATCAATTAAATCAAGCCGAGAAATTTCGTCAAGAATGGAACAATCTCACTTCTACTTTTAGTGGAGTGGCAACAGAACTAGGTATAAAATTCATACCTGCTTTGCAAGGGGTTATGGATCTTGTGCAAGACAATATGCCGGCTATCCAAAACACTCTGGATGATTTCTTCACGTTCATAGGTGATGTATTTAGTTGGTTTGGTGATGTTGTAGAAGGTGGAATGACTGAAGCTTCTGGTGTAATTGAAGGTGTTTGGAATGAAGTAGTCCAATTTTGGAAAGAGAATGGGCAAGAAATATATAATAATGCATCCATTATTTTTAATAATATTGTTAGCGTCTTGAAAACTGCGTTTGATGAAGTATGGGCAACCATACAATTTGTTGTATCGTTAATAGCGCCATTTATTTCCCAACAGTTAGCACATATACAGTCCTTTTGGCAAACGCATGGTGATACGATCATGCAAGCCATTCAAACAGCTTTTTCTTTCATTCAAGGCACAATTCAGTTTGTCATGCCATTAGTACGTGACATTATAGGCGGAGCATGGACAGCTATATCAAGCATATTTAGTGGGGCAATAGATATTATAATGGGTTTAATCGCGACTTTCTCTGGATTGCTTACCGGTGACTTTACAGCCATTAAAGATGGGTTGTTATTAATCTGGAATGGTTTATGGAATGCAATAGGTGGCGTAGTAAGCGGTGCGTGGGAAATGTTATCAGAACCATTTGCGACTTTATGGGAAAACTTAACGGGCTGGTTTACTGGTGTGAAAGAGGATGCAGTTGGATGGGGAACTGATATTATTTTAGGATTGTGGGAAGGTATTAAGTCTATGGGCGCATGGTTAGGTGAGCAAATCAGTGGATTCATTGATAAATATATACCTGATGTTGTGACTGATACATTAGGAATTCATTCACCTTCTCGTGTAGCTATCGAACAAGGTTCCTTTTACGGTGAAGGTTTAGGGATTGGTATTTTAGATAAAGCGAATGAAGTCGAAAATGCCAGTAATAAATTAGCTAATGCTACTGTCGATGGTTATAATCCACAATCACAATCTATTACACCAAACACCTATCATGATCAACAATCAAGTAATGTATTCTCCCCGTATATAAGGATTGAAGTAAACGGCGGTAGTGAAAATGCGGGAACTAATATCAGAGAAGAATTAGAAAGATTATTCCCATCTCTGATGAACGATTTTATCAGAGTAGCATCGACAAAGAATTAGAGGTGATACAATGGCACGTTTAGGCAATGTGTCTTTTTTTATTTTATCTGAATCGCATAACTATAAAAATACCATCACGGAACATCCAGTTGAAGACGGAAACGATATAGCTGATCATGTTGGATCAACACCTACTACCTTCAACATATCGGGAATGTGTACAGGTCAAGATGCACCAAGTAAATATGCTCAACTATTAGAATTGTTTAGGAAAAAAGAACCTGTGACATATGTTGGCCGGGGTCGAATTAATACAGTAGTGATTGAGAGTTTCCCAAGTGATCGGGATGCCGACATAGCAAATGGGTTTAATTTCTCACTAACTTTAAAACAAGTCCGTATTGTTAAGACAAGCACTGTAGATTTACTTGCACCAGAAGTAAGGGCGCAAGTAAAAGATGTTGGTAACGCAGGAAGGGTGCAGGCATCATGATTATGCCTATCGAGAAAGAACGTATCCCTTATCGGTTTGAAATGCGATTTGAGGATATCTATACATTTGAGATCCATTATAATTCAGAGCATGACTTCTTTACGATTGGTTTAATGCTAGGTGATGAGGTCCTTGTCTATGGTGAGAAACTAAGCTATGGCATTCCTTTATTTGAGTATGCTGACGAACGTTTTCCTGATGTCACGATTATTCCAAAGGATGAAGCAGGAAATGAGTCAGAGATCACGTATAACAACTTTATGGACACAGTATTTTTATATATAGAGGATGCTGCCGATGAATAATTTTAAACGGGAAATAAGATTATCGATTGGTGGTTTATCCTTTGAATACCCGGGATTTACGGTTTATTTTACCGTCAATTTCGGTGATGATCCCGAATCCAATGATACCGAGATACAGATTTATAATCTATCAGAGAATACCATAAATCAAATTAGAAAACATCAACCAGTGATTTTAAACGCTGGTTATCGTGGTGATGTAGGATCAATCCATTTGGGAGCGGTGCAAAATGTATCTACTTCAAAAGAAGGAGTGGATAAGATTACAACTATCACATCAACTGATGCAAGTGAAGCGTGGAATGATTTAGATGTATCTGAGACATTTGCAGCAGGAACTACTGCAGAACAAGTGTTAAATCGTTTCTTGAGCATGACAGGATTAAGTATAGGAGCATTTGTTTTACCTAATAATGTGCAATATTTACGAGCGAGGACATTTAGAGGGAAATTAAGACAAGTTTTAAAAAATATTGCTGGCGATTGTGGTGCAAAACTCCATATTCTCAACGAGAAAATATTTATAAGACCGAAAAGTGCGGGTGACGATATTGGCTTTTTACTAGATTCAGACCATGGTCTTGTAGGAACACCAGAGCGATTTGAAGACGAAGAAAATAGTGGATATAACGTTACAGCATTATTAAATCACAGAATGACTACAGATGGATTAGTGGCAATAGCATCCTCCACTGCTAACGGTAAATTCCGTATAAAAAGTGGATCCCATAAATGTGATGCTAGTCAATTTTATTCTGAATTGAAGGTGGTCGAATGAATGAAAAGAGTAATTTCAATCAATTTATACAAGGAATGATTGGCGATGGAATAAACGGCATGCATACTGCTGCCATTGCGAGAATTGAAAATTATGATCCATCGCTAATGAAAGCAGATATCACCATCATGCAAACTGGTGATGAAGTATTTGATGTGCCTGTAAGCTATTTTCATACAAAAGATTTTATCATTCGACCACCTTACCAAAAAGGGGATTTAGTGACTGTCATATTTGCTGAAAGTTCTATCGATGAATTGATTACTACTGGCGAGCAGCAGGAACCAAGGGCAAAGGAAAAGTTCAGCATTACAGATGCCATTATTACACAAGGTGTCCAGACATTCCAAGTACCTTTGCCAATAGGCCATGAAAATGATCTGATTATTGCTAAGAAAGACTTTACGTCCAAAGTGGTTATAAAAGAATCTGGTGAGGTAGTAATCGAAAGTGATAGCAATATTTATTTAGGTGAGAATGCAACAGAAGGTGTTCCATTAGGTGATCAATTAAAACAATGGTTAGATAGCCATACACATGCTTATACATGGTCAGATCCAGGTGGAAATGGCGTGACAAGTCCTCCATTGAATCAGAGTCCAGCACCTAGTAAGAAGGTGAAAACAGAATGAAGGCATTAAAAATCAACGAAGACACCGGTGATATTGTAATGGAAAATGGCGATTTTGTTTGGGTAGAAAAAGAAGAGGAACTGATGCAGGAAATAAGAAGTGTGTTAAAGACCAATCTAATGGAATGGTTTTTGGATCCATTGCACGGAACCAGATACGAAGCATTTAGGCAAAAGGCTGTAGATGAGGAAGAAGCGACTCAAGTTATCTATGAAGCTTTAGAACAAGTGGCTAGAGTCACAAGCGTAATTGAGGTGAATGTTTCATTTGATAGAAGGATAAGACTACTTGAAATTGACTTTAGATGTGTGGCAGATGACGAAATCATCGAAGGAAGCGAGGTGATGGATGTTGCTTGATGAGAGAGGGTTTAAGCGGAAAAGATATGCAGACATTATCGCATCAATGGAACAAAGAGCAAGGGAAAAGTTCGGAGAAGATGTGAATCTTTCTGAACGGCAGTTTCTCGGTATTTTAATACGTGTTGTGGCATGGTTTATGTCTTTGTTTGCTCAAGATTTAGAAAGTGCCTATAATGCTGGGTTTGTTGAAACCTCAGAGGGTGTCGCACTTGATCGTAATGCTAAGCGACAAGGAGCCACACGACAACAAGCTTTATTTGCAAGAGGATTGCTTACCATAACCGGAGAAGATAACACTGTTATTAACTCTGGTTTTTTAGTGGAAACAGCTAGAAAAATCCAATTCCAAACCACAGAAACAGCAACTATTGTGAACGGTAGTGTGAATGTACCGATCAGAGCATTAGAGCGTGGCGTAGATGGAAACGTGGAAGCTAATAGTATAACAGACATTGTCACACCAAGAGTAGGAGTGAACAGTGTTACAAATTCGGAAGCAACCTCTGGCGGCAGAGAAAAAGAAACCGATTTAGCATTTAAAAGACGTTTGGACCGAACAAAAAAAGCTGAAAATCGCCTTGTATTTCAATTGCTTAATGTTGAAGGGGTCATTGATGCTTTCTTATATGAAAACGTAACGATGGAAGAGTTAAATGGATTACCCAAAAAAAGCATCGAACCATTAGTATGGGGAGGTAATGATCAAGAAGTTGCCCAAACTATCCTGCGTTATAAAGCTGGTGGCATGCAATCATTTGGCGAGACATATGTCGAAGTGACAGATAGTAAGCAACAGCCACAGATGATTGGGTTCACAAGGCCTGAAGAGGTTGATGTTTATGTCAATGCAACGATTACTGGAAATGTGGATTTGGATGCCGTTAGAACAAAAATCATAGAGTACATTGGCGGCCGAGATGAAGATGGTACCGAATATGATGGCTTAGGCATTAATGATAACGTCATTATATTTCAAGTGGCGACACACGCAGGAACGGTTGCTGGTGTTGAGGATGCAGTAATTCAAGTATCAATAGATGGCATTGATTATAACTCCAATAATATTGTGATTAACCGTAAACAAAGAGCCGTTACGGATTGGGAAAAGGTTGTGGTATCACAATGATTATGATTAAGAAAATCACAGACCGTTATACCCAAAATCCTAATTCTAACATTGGTAAATTAATTTCAATTTTCGAGGAAGAATTGCAAGAATTTCAAGTTACCAATGGAAAAATAAAACACTATCAAGATATCGATAATGCTGTTGGTAAGGTACTAGATAATTACGGCAATGAAGTAGGGCAACCACGTTATGGTGCAGATGATGACTTATACCGATTACTGATAAAAACCAAAGACAAAGCGAACTTCTCTGAGGGTGATATTGAAACAATTAACGAGATTATGAGCATTGTTATGGGTAATGATTACATCGGTTTGAAAGAATCATGGACATCTAATGTGTATGATCATGAGCCTGCAGCTATAGAATTGTATTTATCGGAAAATGCTTCTATGATCCCAAGTCCATGGATAAATAGAGTAGTACAGGACGGAGTAAGAATTTATTGGATGATAAAAGCGGAAAGAGAAAGTCTAGTATTAACAAGCCGCGATTACTCATTTGACATCCCATATAAGATTTGTAACACATTTCAAACAGCAGGCATGCCAGGTGGGTTGTCGAGATCACCTCTTGATATACAGGAAAACGCATATGGCTTCGATGTATATTATCCTATCTGCAATACTTTCAACACTTCTCAAATTAGTGTAGAAGAAGAACAGATAAACGTAATGTTAACGGAAGAATATCGAAATAATGATGTGCTATATAAACGCGCTGGTGAGGTTTATGTAGGAGAGGGGGAAATATAATGGCGGTTGTACAACCAATATTCATTGAAAAAACAATTAATTATTGGAATGAATTAATTAAACGAGGAAAAGTAAAATTAAATGGTCAATATGTAAATTACGATATATTCAGAACAATTCAAGAAGGTAACGAACTTCGGAAATATCTTTACCTGGAAACTGAAACAGGGCATGTGGAAGAAGCACAATTATTAACAAACATGAATGAAGTATTAGCAATAAAACCATATAAGATTGATAAAGCGGAAGATGGATTAGTTTTAGTTTTTGCATTTGAATTAACTATTAAAGAAAAAGGTAATTAAGGAGTGATAACAAGTGGCTTATACTCCAACGGAATGGAAAAATAGAGTTACAGATGGTGAAGGGAATATATTACAAGAAGGTACACCTATTCATGCTGATAATATGAATAAGATTGAAGGAGAACTTACTAGGTTATCAGAAGAATCAGAAAATATATCCCAGCATAGCAATCAATTAGCGTCAATGGAAGAAGAGATAGATGGCCATGAAATAAGAATAACATCTAATAAAAAAGAAATTGATGATCATGAGTTACGTATTACCTCTAATGAAGGAGTATTATCTGGTCATGGAAATAAAATATCTACTAATGAAAGCAATATTCAAAGCTTACAAAATGAAAAAGGGAAACCTAATGGTACAGCAACGTTAGATAACAACGGTATTATTCATAGTAGTCAATTACCTAATAATCTGAAGGAAATAAAAATAGCAGCAGATATTACAGCGCGGGATACCTTAGATAAATTTGAGGGATTACGTGTTATGGTTATTGACGCTTCTGCCGATCCAACTGTTAATAGTGGGTGGGCAGAATATGTGCATGATGGTACAAACTTTATTAAAACATCTGAGGCAGAAGGTGTAGATTTAGTTATTGATTGGTCTAATATTGTCAATAAACCTCGTGAATATCCACCTGAAGCACATAGTCACACAGAAAGTGAAATTACAGATTTAGATAAATATACTAAATCTGAAGTGGAAACTAAACTTTCTGGTAAATCTAATACTGGCCATAAACATGTGGAAGATGATATTACAGACTTGGATAAGTATACAAAGGAACAAGTAGATACTAAACTAAGAGGAAAAAGTAATACAGGACATACTCACACTGAGTCAGATATAACGGATTTAGATAAGTATACGAAAAATGAAATTGACACTCTGCTTTCAACCCATACTCATAATTTTATACAAGGGGAAGATACGAGAGATGTAGATTATACTCCATTAGAATATATGGAAATGTCTGAAGTATCAACATCATTGCAAGTTGAGTTTAAAAGGACCAGCATTATCCATGTAGATGATTTTGTAAGTGGAACCTATTGTTTCCTTGAAACATACACCCCTTGGAAAGATGGTTCAGGTGGCTATCCTAGACAAATTGTATACGGAACAAATGGTATTTTATATAGGGTAGGTACAAGTAATGCGGAGTGGGGAAATTGGAGGGAAATATCATACTTTAGTGGTTCATACAATCATTTAACTGATGTACCTGCTAATTTTCCGCCGTCCCAACATGACCATTATCCTACTGATATATTACAAAATTCTACACATCGTTTTGTAACAGATGCAGAAAAATTAAAATGGAATAATAAATCAGAATTTAGCGGTAAATATAGTGAATTAACAGGCAAGCCTACCATCCCGCATAATACTAGTGACTTAGCAAATGATAGTAATTTTATATCATCTAACGCTGGTAAAATTCATGTATCTTACAGCGAATCTGATATTCCTTCAGTGTCTCCAAATGATATTGTATTTAAGGTGATGTGATATGAAAAATGTGCAGATTGGTGACAGCTATCTAAATTTTGATGGTAATAATGATTATATTTCAATTGATGCCTATGGAGAATTATCTGAAGTAACATTTGAGATTGAATGTTTTGTTAATTCTTTTGATGAACATACATCAGTGATAGGGAATTTTAATCATAGTCTTAATAAAGGTTTAAATATTATTCCTAATAAACCAGATAGAGTACAAATCTATCATGGCGATGGAGTAAGTGATTATAATGCTACTAATTCAAGGACATATATTTATACTACTGTACAATCAAAAAAATGGATGCATTTAGCTATATCTTATAGAAATAATACGATAACAATTTTTAAAGATGGAGAAATAATTGGAGTATTAAATAAGACTGTAGATTTAACCAATTTAAGTGTAATAATTGGTAGATGGGCTTCCACATATAGTGGTTATTATTTTGATGGTTATTTAACCAACGCTAGAATGTGGAATGTTGCTAGAACTCAGCAAGAAATACAAGAAACCATGTGGCAAAAATTAAGTGGTAGTGAAGCAAATTTAATTGGCAATTGGCTAATGAATGAGGGCGTTGGTGAAGTAATTAATGATAATACTTCTAATAATAAAATTGGTACCCTTCATGGTCCCACATGGAAAAAGTCGCAGTTAGATGAAATCTCAATATGGGATGGAAATAAGTATCGGAAAGTTAGAGGTTTTATTGTTAACTCTACAGGAGAATTGGTGGAATTTTATCGACCGGTAACCAATCATACTAATTTCACTACACATAGCGGTATGGCTTTACATGCCACTCAAACATTAACTAAATCTGAAATGAATACAGGGTTTGCGGTTCTATCAGTTGCAAATGCAGCTGGTTTTTTTATTGGACAAGAAATCTCCATTAATGACGGAGATCATTCAGAAGTAGTGCGGATTATAGATATTAATGGCAATGAATTAACGATCACCCCTTTACAGAATGCATATAAAAGAAATGCCATTGTGGGGCGATCCATTGCAGAAGTAAATGACAAACTGTCCTTTAAGTCAAGAATAACTTACAGTGTATCAATAATTTAAAAGGAGTGGTGCAATTGGCTACGTTGAATAAAAATCCATACATTAGGACCAATTGGCGTGATCACATCGTAGACATCGAAAATGGACAAACAATCCAGGAAGGAACACGTTTCACAGCTGGTCGTGCAAACAATATAGAAGAAGGTATTTACAACGCTTATAACTGGCTTGTTATGTATGCTAATGACTTGGAGCGAATGCGAGTCGAATTGGAAATGGTAGGGCGATCCCCAATTAACAATGGTATATTTTATGATGCGTTAGAGGGTGATGCCAAAGCATTGGAAATGGATATAGATACTGCAGTTGCACAAAATGCTTATATAGCTGGTACAACCAACATAGAACTAGATAACGTTCCATTTAATGCCGGTGAATACGTGGCGATTTACGATGATGAACAACAGGAAAGTGTAGAGGTTACATCGGTAGGTGAAGATACCATAACTGTTTCCCCTTTAGCAAATAGTTATAAAAAAGGTGCTTTTATATCAAGATCAAATTCATTAGTCAATATCGAAGAGGAAGAGTTAGCATTTGGCCAGTGGGGAACATACACTTTAAAAATTAGTGAGGTGGTTTAATGAGTACAGTAGTAAATCAGCCATATAGCACAGAAGGCAATGGTGGAAGGAGATTAGTAAGGTTAGAAAATGGAACATTAGTTGCTGGGCTATTTAAAAATTTAGCTACTAACAGTTCAAGAGTATATTTTTATAAAAGCATTGACAACGGTAGTATATGGTCATTTTTAGGAGATGAGGTCACTAGTTCAAACTACCCTTATTATAGCTTGGCGGCTGAAGGGAATAATGTACATTATATATATGTTGCAGGAACAGACGCAATTAGGCTTATTACTATATATCCGGATGGGAGTACCTCAGGTACAACTGGTATTGCTTGGGGTCTTCATTCAGTTAATAGTGTATCTTTAGCAATCGACCCAACAAACGGATATTTACACGCAACATGGAGTGCTAAAACAAGCGCATATCCGAACAATTTTAATATTTTTTACAGTAAGTCAACGGATGGGGGTAGTACGTGGAGCGGAGTTGAGCAATTAACAGACAGTACCTTTAGTGGTTATCATAATGATAAACCTTCTATAGTTGTTAGAAACGGCTACCCTATAATATTATTTCAGTCAAATAACTCTATCCATTACATTAAAGCACTAAGATCCTATGGTACATCGTGGAATGAAACAATCGTCTATAGCGCTTATGATGATGGCAACTTTGAACAAACATCTCCATCCACAGTAGTAGATAAGGATGGTGCCATTCATGTAGCGTGGAGAGGAAGGGGAAGAACATGGGTAATAATGTATTCAAAATCAATAGATGGTGGAGTTGCTTGGACCAGCGAAAGAATTATCAGTGAAAATTTAGACAACACTTCCTCTGTACCTAGTATTACCGTAGACAAAGAAAATAACTTATTTGTACTTTATGACCATTACAGATCAGGCAGAAATACGTATTTAGTTAAATCAAGCGATTCAGGGAATAACTGGAGTAACCCAGTGAATTTAGTTGATGGCGGATATAATTCTTCTACTCTTTTTGATTCGACATTTAGTGGAGTATTTGGTGATAGGCCCCCACTTATTTATCAGACATATATAAGTGTTGAATATACTGGAACATACACGACAAACAACAATCCGACATTAACACTTAATACAACAGATAATAGAACCTTATATGAAAGTGATACCTTTACTATTGGTGGTTCTGCACAAGATGTAGACAGCGGAAATGTAGCAACAGTTAAATATCAAATTAATAGTGGTGAAGTTCGTGCCATCACAGTAAAAATATCTGATGGAGCAACCTTTCCTTTTAATCGTGTATTAACATTTAAACAAGGGAAGCTATATAACGGTGATACTGCAGTAACTGGTGACTTAGCTGAAGGTAGCCAACATGTGTTAAAGGTATGGGTAGAAGATGATCAAGGCGGTAAATCGGAAGAAGAAGTAAGAAGCTTTTATGTAGTACCAAACCGTCCGGCCACATTAACGATAGATGATTTTAGTACACGTACTGATTTAATCGATAGTGATGCAGTCACCATCAGCGGTAGTGTTTCAGATCCAGATAACAACAATGTAATCGTAAAATATAAGATTGAAAATGGCTCGTTTACCGAAGTTTATAACGGTAGTAGCGGGTCATTTTCTTTTCAAGTAACGTTAGATAGGCTGAATGAAGGTGAAAACACCATTACTGTGCAGGCAGTAGACAGTTACGGAGCGATTACTAGCAAGACTTTATCCGTAACGAAAATTGAAAATAACCAACCATTGCTCACATCTGTAGCTAGATATAAATTAACGCCTCCTAATGGTACTGCATCTGGTGCCGTCCTTTGGATCCAACGTGAAACAGGTGACTTAGTTGTAGATGCTCAAATCCATATGGGGATGAATGGAGATCCGGAAAGCTACCAGCCAATGACATTAGAAAGCACAGCTTTTGTAACTGATGGAATAGAGGAAGATGAATTCACTTTTGATAATGGTGGAGTGGAGGCTGAGAATATTATTTTAAAGCTGACCTTGACTAGAACCAGTGTGACAAGTGATAAGGGGATAAAACGAATAAGTGGGGTGCTTAGCTGATGCCAGTAGTTAGACGTAAACGATTAGCCGATGGATCTTTTGGTCCTCCTGAAAAGGTTATGGGAGAAGAGACAGACCAGGAGAAAATACAACGACTTGAGTCTGAAAATACGAGTCTCATGCTTGCATTAACGGATCAATACGAAAAGAACTTGCAGCTAGAACGGGATAATACAAATACAATGTTAGCCTTAACTGACATTTACGAGCAAATGATGGGAGGGAGCAATTAATGGATAAGATCTATGCAGCATTAATCAAGAAAGAACTAAAAACAATCGATGATGTACCTAGCAATTTAAGAGAAAAAGTGCAGGCGATCCTAGATGATCAATCTAATTAAGCGAATCTATTACGCATTTATACTTGGAAGGGAGGTGCAAGATATGGACGTAATTTATGCTACTCTAATTGTGCGCGGTTATAAAACGTATGCCGAAGTACCAAGTTTAATCCAGCCACAAGTTGCTGAAGTTTTAACAGAATTAGGACAGGAAGAATTAATCACAGAACAAGCACCTCAATAGGTGTATTTTTTTATGTCAAAAACGAGGGGTAGTGCTCACCTCTGTAACACCATACGGCATAGGTTCGCATGGTGTTAGCAACATTATACAGAGATAACCAAACAGAATCTATAGATATTGCATGCATCGCAATTATATTACAAGTCATAGGGGGTACCGGGATGTCTAATCAAACAGACGAGGGGATGGAAAATATGCCTATCTGGCAGGATCATGAAAGGCGAATAACAACGCTAGAAAATACGTTTGCAAGCTTTTCGCACGAAATGAAAGAAGTAAAAACTACCGTGCAAAAAAGTAATGACGAACAAAAAAAGTTACTGAACACTTTGATTGATCATCATCTGAATACTAATAAAACAAAATTATCAAACTTATGGAAAGTTATTATCAATATTACCGGCGCAGGAGGATTACTAACCGTAATCATCTATGCGCTTTTTCAATTCTTTGGACAATAAAAAGGAGGAATTAAGAATGGAAAATCAATTTAATCAATTAATGGAGTATGTTGCACCGGAAATGCTAATTGTAATTGCAGCTTTATGGGTGTTGGGAATGTTCTTGAAAAATACACCAAGCTTCCCAGACTGGTTTATAGTATGGGCTATATTAATTGCCGGTATTGTTGCTGCACTATTTGTTGTCGGATTCTCTGTTGAAGGGGTAATACAAGGTATAATTGCTGCTGGTGTTGCAGTGTTTGTCCACCAGTTAATAGTCCAAACCAAACACCAAGAAGGTGGTCAATAATGAGTAAAGTCGCAATATTTGCTGGACACAACCATGACACATGGGAACTGACCGGGGGAAAAGGTATTTTCACTAACTTAGATGCTGATGGAGAATATGAAGAATTCGACTCGAATTATGAAATCGCAAAAGATACAGTGAAATTATTGAGAGAACACTCCAATATTACAGTATTGTTTCCCCAAGAAGGTGGAAAACGCAAAATGTCTCTTTCTGAAAGGGTAAGATATTGTAACTATCATAAAGTAGACACAGCAATCTTTATTCACTCCAATGCAGGGAGCGCAACTGCAAAAGGTGCTGCTGGATTCTATTGGTATAACAGCGAAGAAGGAAAACATCTAGCAAATTTATATAAAGAGGAAATGGAGGCCTTCAGGTATCCGTTATGGAGTAATGGAACATACCCATGTACTCCAGGAACATGGTCAGAATTCTATGTGGTAAAAGAAACAAACATGCCGGTATTGTTAACGGAAAGTTTTTTCTTTACGAATCCCAAAGAATTAAAACAATATTTACTTGATCCAGAACAACTCGACAATCTATCTTATGTACATTACGCTCTTGTATGCCGGTACTTTGGAGTACAACCGAAGAGCGAGAAAGTAGAAACGGCGACATCTGAACCAAAAAATAAAGAGGAGGGGTTAAGCGTGAGCGCAGAAAAGGAATTACAAAAGGAAATTGATGAATTAAAGCATGAAATGAAAAGGTTATTTGAACAGAAACAGGATAAACCATCTACATCTGATCAACCTTCAGAGTGGGCAAAAGATGTGTGGAAACAACAAGTAATGCAAGGTTATTTTGACGGTTCAAATCCTAAAATGCCATTAACCAGGGAACAAGCTGCAGAAGTTTTAGATCGTTTTGCTGAAAAGATTCGTGAGTATGAAATTAATCCACTTAAGAATCGAGTTGCCGAATTAGAAGGGCGAGTAGAACAATCTAAGTAAGCAGGTTTACAATATATTGATTGGTTAACTAACTATAAAAGTTGCCATCATGAAAATGATGGCAACTTTTACGTTATAAGAGTATTCTAAGCAATGACTAACTCATTTCTTTTTTTTACTTCGAAAGCATATCTCTCTTTGATCATTTTATTTATTTGTTTTGTAGTGTGGATAAACTTAATGTTTGCCTTTATAAAATCAAAATTATAGTTATCAAGCAACTCAATAAAGGCAGTGTTTACAAAAGATGAAGTAACACCTGAAACTCCTTCAAACGAAAGCGTTAAAGAGACATTTTTTTCTAAATTAGATTTAATTAAGTTTTGTATTATTTTGCCTTCTTCGTTGGAGTAACAACGTTCTACGTGGCTAGCTATTTTTATTACCATTCGAACTCCTCCTCAATATCAGTTATATTTTGAATACTATCTGTTTTAAGGATAGTTTCAATTAGTGTTCCTGGGTAAAAGCTCCCTTTTAGGGAAGCAAACTTTTCCACTTCATTACTAACTATACCCTTTGTACAGTTTAATATACCATAATTTGAGTGTATGTGAACAGATCCGTTATTATTTTTCACAACGTTCTCAATCAAAGTGTGTAAACCAGCACCTAAGTTTCTAGGTGAAGTTTGTGAAGTGAACCCCTCTGTTGTTGCTATCATTACTGCCTCATCGTCTTGTAAAGATGGTCTTACTCTGCGTATGTTCTCAGGTATCCCTACTCCGAAATCCGATATGGTGATCTTAATTTCATTAGAACCAGGATAATGCTGAGCAAATATACAACCTATATTTTCTTGTGCATGATCTCGGATATTATTAAAAATTTCACCAAAACAAATTCTAATAGTGGCTAAGGATGTCAGAGGGATATTTAGCTGGTTTGATAACCAAAAAGAAAACTCTCTTTCTAGCCACCTGGGTCCGTCGCTATACGCCACTAATTTTAATGGAATTGTAGTCGGTCGAGGATTTGGATTCCTAGTAAGATTTTTGCCTGCATATCTCATAAAAAAATTGGAGTCATCAAGGAATTGTATTGGATTTTTTTTGCCAGAACAATTTTCTGGATAAATGATTCTGGAAGAAACCCCTCGTTTATGTAACCATTCGAATAAATTACTTAAAATTGTTACTCCTGCTGGTTCAATAAATTTCAACTTAGTAAAGTTAAAGGAAATCACAGTGTCTTTCGGATTTAAGTCATTGTCTATAACTGAAGATAGTAGATCGTACATAGTAAATCTATTGAAATTACTTGGTATCAATACTTCCAT